AAGACGTTCTTTAAATATAATGTTAGCTGAATGGGCTAACAGAGGTATTAATCTTTGGACTGTTGAGCTTAGAACAAAAACATTAACTGGTAGTACAACTAGTTACACTTTAGATTCAGATTTAGTTGATATACTAGAAGCTGTTTTATTTACAACTAGTGATACAACAACTGATATAGAAGTTGATCGTATTAGCCGTGCAGAGTATTTAAATATATCTAATAAAACTACAGAGGGAAAACCTGTGCAGTATTTTTTAGAAAGAGGAGCGTCTACTCCAACACTATATCTTTATCCAACACCAGATGGTGCACATACATTTAAGTATTATGGTCTAACCAAGATACAAGATGCAGGTAACTATGAAAATGAAATAGAAGTTCCTACAAGATTTTTACCATGTTTAACTTCTGGTTTAGCTTATTACACTTCTGTAAAAAAAGCTCCAGAGAGAACACCTTTACTAAAACAATTATACGAAGAAGAGTGGCAACGTGCTTCGGAAGAAGATAGACCACGTTCTAGTTTCTTTGCTACACCACAGAGAGGGTATATCTAATGGCTCACGCTTCTGGTAAATATGCAAAAGCAATATCTGATCGTAGTGGTATGGAGTTTCCTTACAAAGAGATGGTTAAAGAATGGAATGGTTCTTTAGTTCACAAGTCTGAGTTTGAAGCAAAACATCCACAACTTGAAAGACAAAAACATGCGGCTGATGCACAAAGTTTACAAGATTCTAGACCAGATAGACTAGAACCTACAACTGTTTTTGTAGGGGGAGCAGGATTTTTTGAACACAACGACAGTATGCAGATAAGTAATAAGAAACCACCATTTGTTGGTTTAACAGTAGGTAGAGTAACAGTGAGTGTATCATAATGACAACATATACAGAATTAACACAACAAATATTAGACTACACAGAAGTTAGTACAGATGTGCTAACAGCTACAAGAACAAATGATTTTATTGAACACGCAGAAAACAGAATATTTAGAGATGTAGATTTAGATGTATTTAAATCTCATCAAACAGCAAATCTTGTAACAGATAATGCTTTTTTATCCTTACCGGGTGGAACAACACCTACACCAGAATCTCTTGGTACAATAAGAACAATGCAGATTTTTCCTGCCTCTGGAACGCCAACAAGAAGTTTTCTCGAACAAAGAGATATTAGTTACATGAATGAATATTGGCCAGATAGAACATCAACAGGCACACCCAGATATTGGGCTTGGTGGGATCATAATTCGATTTATGTTGCACCGACGCCGGATTCAGCGTATAACGTTGAATTAGGAATTACTAGATTACCAACAAGACTCTCTAGTAGTAACGCAACCTCTTGGTTGGGTAATAATGCACCGTCATTGTTACTGTATGGATGTCTTGCAGAAGCCTTCAAATTCTTGAAGGGACCAGCGGAAATGCTGCAATTATACGAACAATCATATCAACGTGCTCTTCAAGAGCTTGTCATAGAACAGCAAGGAAGACATCGAAGAGATGAATATATGCATGGGGCGTTAAGAACTCCTCTGCAATCACAGAACCCATAGGAGGATAAAACATGGCAATAACTCAAGCTGTATGCACAAGTTTTAAACAAGAATTACTAGTAGGTACGCATAATTTTACAGCTACCAGTGGTGATACTTTTAAAATAGCACTTTACACAAGTTCTGCTTCTTTGGATGCAACCACAACTGCTTATTCAAGTTCTAACGAGGTATCAAACTCTGGAACTTACACTGCTACAGGCGGAACACTAACAAGTGTAACTCCAACTACTAGTGGTACTACTGCAATTGCTGATTTCGCTGATATATCTTTTACATCAGCTACTATCACTGCAAGAGGAGCATTAATTTACAACAGTTCAGACTCTAATAAAGCTGTCGCTGTTTTAGATTTCGGTGGAGATAAGACATCTACAAGTGGAACATTTACAATTCAGTTTCCAGCAGCCGATGCAAGTAACGCTATACTGCGATTAGCATAGGAGAAAATAAATGGCTTTAGTCATTAATGATCGTGTAAAAGAAACTACTACCACGACTGGTACAGGCGCTGTATCTCTTGCTGGTGCAGTAACTGGTTTTGAAACTTTCGCTGCTGGTGTAGGTAATCGTACTACAACGTATTATTGTATTGCTCACCAAGATCAAGCAGAGTTTGTAGTCGGGTTAGGCACACTAGATGGAGATAGTGCTGATCTTACACGTACAACCGTAATATCCTCTTCCAATAGTGATAGCGCTGTTGATTTTAGTGCTGGAACAAAAGATGTATTTTGTACAGTCCCAGCAAGTAAATTAATATTTGAAGATGCAGACAATGATGTAACAATAGGTCGTAACCTAACTGTCACTGGTGATTTAACAATTTCTGGTGATGATTTAACTCTAACAACTAACACTAGTGGTGCGGCTCTTATCAGTGATGGAACAAACTTTAATCCTGTTGCTATATCTGGTGACATAACTATAGGAACAACTGGAACAGCAGCTATTGGTTCTGGTGTTGTTGTAAATGCGGATATTAATAGTTCTGCCGCAATAGCAATGTCTAAAACTGCTTTTACAGCAGGAACAGGTGTATCATTATCTACCAACACATTAAGTGTAGACGCAGCACAAACAGGTATTACATCAATTTTAGCAACAGATGTTAAAATTGGTGAAGATGATCAAACAAAAATAGATTTTGAAACAGCAGACGAAATACATTTCTATGCTGCAAATGCTGAACAAGTATTTGTATCAGACGGAGTATTTGGTCCACAAACAGATAGTGATGTTGACCTAGGAACTAACTCTGTAAGATTTAAGGATGCTTACGTTGACTCAGTTACAGTAACTGGTGATGTAAGTGTTGGTGATGATCTTACTGTAGAGGGCGGTGTTATTGATGTTAAAAATACAGGAGCACAATCCGTAGTAAGATTTTATTGTGAGTCATCAAATGCTCACTATGCACAAATACAAGCTCCAGCACACTCAGCTTTTTCTGGTAACACAACATTAACTTTACCGGCAACAACAGACACAATTGCAGGTATAGCTGCAACTCAAAGTTTTACAAATAAAACAATTACAAATGCAAACAACACTGTCGGTCTAGCGACATTAGACATTGATGGAGGCACAGACATCGGAGCCGCACTAGCGGATGCTGATTTAATAATAGTAGATGATGGTGCAGGTGGCACAAACAGAAAGGCTACTTTAACAAGGCTTAAAACTTATTTAACAAGTGCAGGATTTTCTACAGAGGACCCTACGGCTCTTGCAATCGCGCTCGGTTAATAATATAATAGGAGGATAAATGGCTAATACTTTTAAAGTTGTAACTAAAGCAAATGTTACCAGTGCTGATGTTATCTATACTGTTGCAAGTTCTACAACAACTGTAGTTCTTGGAATAATGATAGGTAATACAACAACTGGTCAGATCACTGCTACAGTTAGTTTAGCTTCAGATACTTCTAACAGAGCAGGTGCAAATAACGAGGCTAACCAAACGGTTGAACTAGTTACTACGGCGCCGATTCCTGTTGGCGGAACTTTGGAACTACTCGCAGGCAACAAAGTTGTAATGGAAGCAACAGATGCGCTGTCACTGACAGCAACTGGTTCGGCTGACATTGTTTTGTCAATAATGGAGATAACGTAAAATGGCTTTTATAGGTACACCTTTAGATACCAGAAATACTTTTCAATCTCTTGTAGGTAAGAGGTTTAATGGTGATGGAAGTACAACTGCATTTACTTTAGATGTAGCACCTTCATCAACTTTAGATATTGAAGTATTTGTTGGTAATGTAAGACAAGACCCTAACTCAGCATACACTTTATCTGGAACAACACTAACGTTTACTGGTGCACCTCCTAGCGGCACAAACAATATTTATGTTGTTCATCAAGCAAAGAGTGTGGGAACTATTAATGCTCCGGCAAATTCTATAACTAGTGACCAATTAAACACTGCATTGTTAACAGGTGCAACTGATATTGGTGCGGGTATAGCTGACGCTGATTTATTTTTATTAGATGATGGAGCAGGGGGCACACTTAGAAAAACTGCGGCATCAAGAATAAAAACTTATGTTGGTGGTTTTGATGTATCAAGTATTACAGGTGCAACAGCTTTAGCAACACAACCAGACCAAACAGATGAAATAGTTTTATCAGACGCAGGAACTTTAAAAAGATTGGATATAAAACACATTCAATGCGTACCTGCTTTTGCGGCACAATTATCTGGTAATCAAGCATTAAGCACTGGTTCAGCTACAAAAATAAATTTTAATAGCGAAGATTTAGATACAAATTCAGCGTATGACAATAGCACAAACTATCGATTTACTCCGGGAATAGCAGGTTATTATTTTGTTTATGCTTTACTTCCTTTTGATGAAGTTGCTGATGGAAAAGATGCATATTGTATGATTTATAAAAATGGTTCTCATTTTTTTTCTGACACTAATTCAACTGGTAAAGGTACATGCCTACTTGCTGTATCAGTATCGGCAACAATTTATTTAGATGCTGATGATTATGTAGAAATATATGGTCAACATAGTCATGGAAGTAATAGAAATGTTATAGGAAATTCTTCAACGGAAGCTTTTTTTGGTGCATTTAGAATATCGGGAGCACCTACAACTCAATAGGAATTTATATGGATAATTTATATTACAAAGTAAAATTATATTTAGAAGCAAATGGTAAAACTGAATCTGAGTTTGATAGGGTTAATGGTGTTTGTAATGTTACATTACAGAATGATGGTTCTGGAGATTATATAAAAACGTGGAGCGTATCTGGTGTTACAAAACCAACAGATAGTCAATTAAATGCTTTGGCTTCAAATGCAACTAAAGAAAATAATAATGCTGTTATTCGTGCCACAAGAAAAAATTCGTATGGTGATATTGGTGAGCAACTAGATTTATTATACAAGGACATAGTAGCAAACAAGCTAGATACTACTGGTGAGTGGGCAAAGAAAATTAAGGCAGT